CCGGGAACACCATAAGAGAGTGTGAAAGTCTCCGACCAATTAAGCATTTTGGTCAGGGAAAGAGGCTTTAACGTGGTGTTCAGGGCCCCCGCCACCCAATGACGATAGCTGCGGTTATACATACCCACAGCTCGATCAACGTCATCTGGTGAACGGGCCTCACTTGTCTCACGATGGGGACAAGTGCTGGCGTTTTGGGTCGGGGTTATCTCTAACCCGTATTGGTTTACAGCTGTCCTTATAATGTGATCCAGGATGAGCTCGTTTGGAACCGAGTCACTATCACAGTGGTCGAGTGGGACCAGGCTTTCATAATGCTGACTGAAAACCCGTCGACCTTCAACAGAGGGGCCTAACTTGCCGATCAGATCCTGACGGAGCTGAGGGCCAGTTAGACGCCTCTGGTGATCATTATAAAGACACGCAGCGATCTTAAGCTCATGTATAACGGTCGGATCGCTGTAATCGAAAGAGAAGTTCTGGGTCGGAGTTAATCCAACACCACCCAGCGGCTTAGGTACCCAGTAGTTCACACCACGGGGAACCTGACAAAGGACCCTTTTATAAAACCTAATAAAGGTTTCATTCAAAAGTTCTTCACGGTCAGAGTTACTCTTCAGGAAGGCTTTATGGATAGGGGCAAGTTCCGGCCAAGTGATTAGTTTAGGATCACCCGCAAAGACACCCTTCATTTCGTTCCCAAAGAGAATACCTAAGTTGAGATAACCAATGGTCTGCCACACAGGCCAGCCCCAATCGACCCGAAGTTCAGGCTGAAGTTCTATCCTCAGCTCGTACATCGAATCGAGAATGACTGGCGCACGGCGTAGTTCACTATTCATGATAGCAAACTTGCGAGAGCAGTAGTTTTTCCCAATAGAGATCTCCAGGCCACACGCCTTAGTAATATCTCTCCACTTCTGATACTTGTTCCGAGGACACACAAAGACAATATCATCACCATTAACTCTGCAGGGAGGGGACCAGGTCTTCCACTCCATGGCCACACGCGTCGCAGCGTAGTTAATGATACAGAGAACGGGGAAGGACATGGGTGAGCCCATTAGTTGGCCCCACTCTTGTTTGAGGGGTTCCATCCAGTCCGGATGGTCCTTCATACGTCCGTGAGAAAGATAATGTCCTGTTAGACAGGTTTTACCAATCTCATAGAGCGGCGTATAACGAACAGAGATACCCTCAGGGGTGTATAGTTCATCACTGATGCACTCCCATGTCCACTCTGAAATCTCAGGATCTAGATTATCAGAGGCTGCCGAATAATCTCCGCTCACATAAAAGTCGTCCTCTGAGAGGCGACCGGTAAAGGTGTCTGCGAAGTCCAGATCGTTTATAGGGTGACCTATATAAGAGAACACAAGGTCCTCTTTAAGTTCACCCCACATCGTCTTCTGTATTTCGCAAAGGGCGTAATAAAGCCATGGATCCCCTTTTGTTATTACGCGAACCTTCAAAGGCTCAGGCAGTGGTACGGCCTGAGCTTCGTTATGTACCTCGGGCGAGAGCTGGTTGTAGGCACGTTCATGAACGAATCTTATGAAAGATCGAACACGATCGTCCCAGCCCTCAGGCACATAAACCGATCTAACTTCATGTGTATGGTCACAGTACATTGATGAAAGAACCCAATGTGACCCAAGACCGGTCGTGAGACGCACTTGGCTTAATAAGGACCCACCAAATTCATGGCAAAACTCCCGGACTAATAGCCCGAGAGCACCACCCTTACCGAAGGAGCCATCTCTTCCCATACAAGATGAGAGAGAGGGCATCCGGGTTTTAGGATGAATTGCCCGTGGTGAGCCTGCGCCGTATACATGGTGGCATACGGCTCTTATTTCAGCCTTCACGGCCGCGCGGTAGATGTCCCCTTCTGGACTCCGAGTGCGCTTCTGGGTTAAAGCGACACGATGACCTGTCATTGTCTTTTCTATAAATGACTCCGGAACACAGGGCATGCCCTTTTTGGACATGAGGATGTCATAGCATAAAAGAATGCTACCCCATCCCCAATTTCTGGCTCTAGCCATTGCCCTCTTTATCGAACTGTAAACCCATCCACCCGCTAATGCTCCTGGGAGATCGCTGCAAGGGTTAGCGGGGAGTTCATCCTGGTTGGTTGCAAATGCAAAGATGTACGCAGTATGGAATTTCAGCGATTGAATTGCTGTTCCATTCTGAAGACGCTCTGCATACTTTCTTACGAAAGAACTGCAAGGGGGAGCCCAAAAGGCATCCTTCGACCAACCGTGAACTCGTTGAAGACTATAAAAGACCGCCCGCCAGGCCTTGAGGGCCCAACGGGTATTATAGTCACCAAACGCCTGTGAAACAGAAGACCACCACGAAGGGTTTGCCTCAAGAAGAGGACCCTCCGTGTGTTCGGTAAAGTAGGGGGTTTCACTCCCCCACTTTATCGGCAAGGCCTTTTGATCTCCTTCAGACCCCAGGCATTCTTTCTTAAGTAGCTGTTTCGGCAACGACTTAGGAAGGACTGCTTCAGGGATCTTAGGGAGACCAGAGCGTGCACCTGCGACGGGCTCAGTGGTGTGTACTAGAGAACCTAAGAGCTCAGCTGGAAAT